TTATTATCATCAAAAGATGTTGCATGTTGTTGAACAGAAGATGCACTTATACGAGCATCAGCTATTGTACCACTTGCAATGTTAGCTGCATTTGTAGTATCAGTTGTTGCTGAAGCTGCTAGTCCAGTAATTTTACTTGTAGCAATTGCTGCAGAACTATTTAAGTCAGCATTAACAATTGTACCATCTGCAATTTTTGCTGAAGTAATACTTCCATCTGCAATTAAAGTACTATCAAGTACTGTATCTGCCGGTTTTGGTCCTATAAAGGGCATCTATGTTCTCCTATTTAATCTTATGTTATTTCCATTATTGAAAGTGTAGCATCAATCTTTGCTGATGTTCCACAATCTATTTTTAGTACATCTGTATTTTGTAATACAACTTTATTACCACTTAATAATTCAAGTGAACTTCCTGTTGGAATTGGTACATCTTTTACTAAAAATACTTCTTCATTAGTTTCAGTATCATTTGTATTACTATCTAATTTAACAGAAGCTGTTACACTAGAAGTATGTACATTTGCTAATACCAAACCTAATACAACTGCTCCGCCAGAAGCACCGCATGTATAGATAGTATCTGGAGTACCACTTGAACTTGGCATTGCTGCATTACTTTTTACTTTAAATGTATTAGCCATATGTTTCCTCCTATCCTAAAGCTATTGCTAAAGCTGTCGGGTCATCTGTTGTAAATCCTTGACCAGACAGGTATGTGTTTAATTGTGATGCATTTATATATTTAGTAGTACCTGCATCATCTACTATTAATTTATCTGTTGTTGCTAAAGTAATTCCTGTTCCATCTGTAGCACCATCTACTTGAACTGCTGCTGCAGAAACTTTATCTGCTGTTGTAATTGTTGATAATAAACTATCTCCAATACTTCCTGCTAATTTAGAAGCTGCTATTGAACCTGCTAATTGTGCATTTGTAATTGTTCCTACTAATGAACTTGTAGGATAATTAGTTGCATCTGTTAAATCAAAAGCAGGAGTAGCATCTGATTGTCCTAAATCTAAACTTATTCCACCAAAACTTACTGAGTCATTTACAAGTTTATTATTTGCAATTGAACCTGCTAACATTGCATTATCAACTGCACCTGCTGCAATAGTTGCAACACCAGTATCAGCAATAGTTATATCTCCAGATACAACATTATCTATCCATTTAGATGTTCCTGTATCATAAAATAATAATGCACCATCAGCAGCACTAGTAATGTTAACATCAGTTAATTCTGATAGTTCATTAGCAGTTGCTACTTGACTTGCTACATATGCTTTGATTGATTGTTGTGTTGCTAATTTAGTATCTGAATCGGAAGCAAAATTATCTTCGTCTAGTATTGCTGAACCAGATACTCCTGTATTGATAACAGGACTTGTGAGAGTTTTGTTTGATAAAGCTTGTGATGTTGATATATCAACTGTTGTTGCAGTATCTATATTAAGAGTTGCTGAACCAGAAGTTGCTCCTCCAGATAAACCTGTACCTGCTACAACTGCAGTTATATCACCAGTTGGTACTGTTGCTACTTGTGCATCTACATAAGTTTTAATAGCTTTTGCAGAAGCTAGTGTATCATCTGAAGAAGATACTGAAGTTATGTCTGTATCTAATACTCCAGAAGCAAAGTCTGCTACTTCAAGGTTAGTAATACTATTTCCACTACCATTTGCATCTATTGTTTTATTTGTAAATGTATCTGTACTCGAACCTGTTACTACAGTTCCATCAATACTAATTGTTAAAGTATTTCCAGAACCTACAGTATCAATACCAGTTCCACCTGCTACAGTTAAAGTTTCTGTATCTAAATCTATATTTAATGCACCACCAGAATCACCTTGAAAATCTAAATCTTGTGCATTAAGAGAAGTAGTAACTGCATCTACATAAGCTTTAATACTTTGTTGTGTTGCTAATGCTGTTGCTGAATCTGATGCAAAGTTATCTTCATCTAATATTGTAGAAACTGTTGCACCACTTCCTATTTTTAAAGTACCAGATATATCTGTATTTGCATTAACATCTAATGTTGTTGTTGCTACAACTATATCTGTATCTGCTGCAATATTTAATCTACCATCTACTGATGAATTAATTGATATTGCTGAATCTCTAAATAAAATTTTCTCATCTGTACTTAATAAAATATCATCTGAGAATTGGAAGTAATCTTCATCTTCCATCCATGAAAGAACACCATCATTACTTGTTGCATCAAATGTAACTACAACATCTGCATTAACATTTGTACCAAAGGTAATAGCATTACTAAATAGTTTTGATATTGGACCACCATCTCCTGTAGTCGAACCATCATGCGTATGTCCAGACGATACATTAAAAGCTGCGGCTAGTTGGTCATACTCATTATTAAGCAATGATGCAAATATAGTATCACCATCTGTGAATGTACTCTGTCTAGTATAAGCTGCCATTTATTATGTCCTTCCTGCAGGTATAAAATCTACATAAAATCCAGATACAGTATAGGGTGAACCTGTCCCTGTACTTCTAACTCTAAAGTTATTTGTAAATCCACTACCTGTTAGTGTTGTTTTTTGTTGTGGAAATAATGTTCCACCAAAAATTGTTGTTCCGAATGTTGACCCACTTCCAAATTTAGCAGGAGTTTGTAATGCTCCTAATGCTATTTCTGCGGGTTGAGTTACATCACCACTTTCAAAATCGTAACGAGTAAGTAACTTTAAATTATTATTTGTTCCTTCAGAACGAATACTTGTTTTAATATAGTATAAAGTTTTTCTAATACCTGCATCACCATAATCTAAATCTGGTGATTTATATGTTGCTACAATATTTGAACTATCAAAACTGTTTCCAGTATCGTGATTAAAAACAAATCCAGATTCATCTGAGTGATAAAGAACTTCACTTCCATTTTCATCTACACCAGAGTGTGCTATCTTAGCAGGTATTCCTTTTGTAGTACTCCACTCATAAACTCCTGCACCTGTAGAAGATATTTTAAATGTTCCTATAACTCCACCTTGAATATTGTTAGCTATTCCAGACCTAAAATAAAATAATCTGTATTGACTTTTTTCTCTTACTACCATACTAGCAAATCTAATTGATGATAGAAAAGGCATTACTTCATCTCTAAATACTGGTAATATTTTTCTACTAATAGAACTTAATTCTATATCGTCAATTCTTGCTGTTCCTGCAATAGTTCTTAAACCATCTGGTGCTAAGAAAATTAAATCTCCACCTATCTCTTGAACTGTATTACCACTTACACATCCAATGTTTTTTGTGACACCAGATACTGCAGCAGTACCATCTAATCCAGAAACTTGAAATATACTTGATTCACAAAAAACAATAAGTTTATTTCTAAAAGGTTTTATTTGTTTTATCTTATCACCAACATCTATTGTACCTGCTGATGAACCTGTAAAGTCTTCTGGTTTTAATCTTGTACTATAACTTAATACTTGTGGATTATCTGCATCTCCTGCTACTACTAATCTTTCTGCAAAGATAGTTGCAAACTTAGATTTTTCTGGAGCAGACCTTTGTACTTCTTTAAAAAAATAAGTATGTGTTCCACTAGCTATATCTATTCTTAAATATGCAGGTTGATTATTTCCATCTACTATAAATAATTCACCATACTGTGATTCACCTTCATATAAAGCAAACTTACAATCAGATTGACTTACTCTTGCTATTGTTGAACCACTTGCTAATTGTGATGCATCTGCTCCATTCTTTTTTATATTTTGACTTGAAGCTGTTGCTGCAAAGTTACCATCTGTTGTTAATGATGTATTACTTGAAATAGATAAAACATTAAATATTTCGTTATTAATTTTAATGTCATCACCTACTGAAAATTCTGTAGTAAAACTTGTTCCACTTCCTGTTACAGTTGGTGAACCTGCTGATACTGAAACTGTTCCTGTTTTATTTTGATAGGTATCTTTATTTACTTGTGTCCATGTATTACCATCTGCACTATAATAAATATTAGAACCTTGACAAGCTACAACTCCTTTAGCATATCTAAATATACCTTCGATATTTGTACTAGTTGTATCTGGAGTACTAGAACCAAATTTAGAAAAACCATTTATTCTTCTATATCCTCCATGGATAGAAGATTCATAGTTTTCCAAAGTTGTTGCGACACCCGGAGTTCTAAATAGTGTGTGTGTTGTACCTACTAAATCTAATCCGCCTTCGCATGTTACTGATACACCTTGTTCTGCCATTTAACAATTCCATGCTCTTAATGCTTTGTTTATTCTACTATTAGGGTCTCTTGCAGTTTTTGCAGATGTAAGTTTTTTCTTCATTCCTTTCATCCTAGCACAAAAACTAGCCCTTCTTTTATTACCAACTTTTTTACTTGGTGCTTTTAAATTTCCTCCGGTAGCACGATTATAACTTGCTCTACCTTTTGCATTTAAACCACCTTTAGGATTCTTACCTTCTTTTCTTTGCCATGCAGGTGACTTTGCCATTATACTATCCTTGTTCTATCATCAGTCATTCTATCTGGAAAAGGTTCAATAAGTTGTTCTCTCATTGTTCTTAAACCTTTTTTATATTCTGCATCAGCTAGTTGTGACTGACTTATATTATCTTTAAATTGATGTACATAGTATCTTGCTCTTGCAAGTAATACTGTTGTATATTGTTGTGGGAATACTACAGTATCTCCATGTGCTGTTAATTCGCTTGGTTGTGAGTACGCAAAGAAATAAACTTTGTATTTACCATTAGGTATAGGTGATAAACCAAACTTATCATTCTTTGGACTTCTAATAATTCTTTGTGGAATACCAAATGTTTGTGTATTACTTTTATCTACTGATTCAGATATTGCATAATGCTTACTCCAAAACTCTGTAGTAATAGGTCTTAAATTTCTTATTTCAAATGGTGCTGTTTTTCCAGTAACACCTTCTTCTGTTAAGACTACATTTTCATAATCTATAAAGCCATAATCAGTTGTAACTCCAGTTGAACTTGCGTTAAATTTGTACCACCTAGTTCCAGATACAGTTTCAACTGCAACATTTCCATAATAGTTATTACTTGGGTCACCAACTGCTAAGAAACTCCATTTATCTTCTGCGTTACAAATATCAAAGTATGCTCTATTAATTGTATCTTTAATATATTTTTGTATTCCTTTTGCATTTGCAAATGAAACACTTGACAACTCTACTTCATTTAATTCTCTTATAAGAGTATTTGTTAAATCTAAAAATGTTCTGAAGGGTGCTGCCATTAAATTCTGTCCTGTTTATTAAAAGAGAGGGCGAGATTAATCGCCCCCTCAATATTAAGTATTAGTCTATAGTGTAGATTGCTTTTACCATAGCATCATCTCTAAGAACTTGTCTTCCATATACATGAAGACCTCTAACGATATCACCGAAAGTATCAGTATCTCTTAAAGTCTCAATGTTTAGGATTGACTGAGCAGTTGCTGTAGAAGACATATGTCCTGCTAAGCATTGACCAGTAGCATTTGTAGTTGCAGGTACATTAGAAGATTTGTACATTTGGAATCCTCTAATTGAACCAGATGCAACTAGACCATTTCTTACTCCACCATCACCTTGGTTAAAGTCAGATGTCATAAGTTTTGAGTCTGTACTTGCTAGTTCTTCATAGAACTCTGGTTTTGCAACAAACCATCTTTGGTCTTCTGGCACTTGAGAGTCATCTAACAATCTAGCCATTCTAGCCATGATTGCTAAAGGAGTTAACTCACCAGATGCATGACCCATATCAATAGGGTCTCCAGAAGTAAAGTTAGCTATTGCTGAACCTGTACCATCACCACCAAGTTGATGGTCTGGTGCAGAAGTAGATACACCTGCAAACATTGCAGATAGTACTTCTGAGTCCATAGTGTTCTTAAGAGTATAAGCTGCACTTGATGCACCTACTGATGCAAAGTTGATATGAGAAAGTTTTTCCTCGATATCGTCAACTATAAACTTAAAGCTGTTTGCTTTGTCGATTACAAGAGTTAATTCTTGGTCAGTTAAGTACTGTTTAGTTGTACTTGCTGCTCTTGTATAAGCCGCAACTGTGATTTCTGGTTCTTTGATGATTTTTACTGTATCACCGAAAGCCGCAATCTCACCTGCGTAGTCTGTGTTTGTTATTGCTTCGATAACAGAAGACTTTCTAAAGAAGTTTTGAATCTTCTTCGAAAATATTTCTGGTACGAAGAACTCATTTGTTTGTCCGGATGTAGAAGCATTAAAGTTATTATTTGCTGCTCCACCGGCATTTTGAAATACCGCCATGATATTCCCCTTTCCTTTGTTGTTTAAGTTAAGTGATTAACAATGTGCGGTCTATAATTTAGTAAGTAGGATTGCCAGAACCTCTACTTGGTCTGTTACCCATGTCATTTACGACACGACCTTCAGACATAGCTTCAGTTATAGCTTTCTCGTTCTTATCAAATTCTGACTGCGACATTGCCGCTATTTGTGAACGAGTCCAAATCTTTTTAGAACCATAGCCAATTTCTTTGCTGTTTTTAACTTTCACCATTTCTGATGCAGCAACTAAATCGCCAGATACTTCTTTAGATTTTGACTTGCCGGTATCCTGCTTGAATAAATCTATTGCTCTTGAAGCAAGTTCTGCATTTGTAGCATTACCATAAACCCATCCCTTAATTGCTTCGGGTTGACTTTCTGCCCAACTATGAAAATCATCTGACTCACGAATTTGTTCGAAGTCTGGATGTAATCTCGCTAGTCTAGCTTCTGCCTTCTCTTTGTTTGCAGCTTGATTTAATTCCTTAAGACTTTTAATCTCTTGTTTTAAATCTTCTGTTTCCTTAGAAGCTTGAAGATGTGATACTGATTCAACAACACCATAAACATCTGGATATTCTTTTTTAAATGCTGCAAGTTCATCTGCACTCTTTGGTGCTTTGTATGTAGGTCTGTTTGACCTAATCTCCGCTAAGAGTTCATCTTCTCTTGCTTTAAAAGAATTAACCCGACCATCATAATGTTTCTTGAGGTCATCATATCTTTTTTTGTAGTCAACCTTTTTATAAGGTTTGTCAGCTTGTTCTTCTGGAGTATCTTCCTCTGGTTGTTCTGTTCTCATTGAATCAACAACAACTTTTGGTTGGTCCTTCTTAACCGCTATCGTGTTAGCATCTGCAAAAGGTTCTTTCGCATTTGCTTCCATTTGTTCATAATCAATATAATCTTTTTTAGAATTATATGGATTTGCTTCTGTTTCATTACTCTGCTGAGTAGCTTTACCTTTCAGTAAAGTGTCTGCATTACTTTCAACCATTTTTAATCACCTTTCTTGTTTGGGGTTTGCGTATTGCAAAGTAGCCGATATAGAGTGCCTAGGTGATTGCCCGGGTAGCTCTATATATTATACTTATTGGTAGATAATAATCCACCTTTTGCCATCATGGGTTGTCCAGATTCCATTTGAGAATCTTGAACTGCCATACTGT